TTGTCTTTCGGTATATGCCTCTGTAGTTTCACCGGCAACGGCCTGCCCTGTTGCGTGGTTGTAAGTAAGTTTTATACCTTTTTCTTGCTCTTTGCTTAATTCTGCTATAGCTTTATCAAAATTTTCGACCTTTTTAACAGATAAAGACCTTTCGTATTCCTTGGCAGCAGGGCCAAGTGCATCAAACTTATCACCAAGTGATTGCATATCTTCTTCAAGTGCTTCAAAAGCTTCTGACGCATTATTGAACTGGCTAACTAACAACCCGCCAATTAAAGCACCAAACGCAATGACAGCACCGAAAATAGCGCCGCCTGAGCCAAAGATAGAGGCAAGTTGCGGCCCCTGCTGACCAAGAATAATGAAAGCATCTGTACCTGATTGCGCCTGTACTGCAATATCCTGCAACTGGAAAGAGGCTTGCTGGGTAGCGCCTCGCATAGCTTTAAATGGCGCAACAGTTTGACCAGCTCCCTTGCCAACGCCTTTGGTTGTCTTCTCTGCTTTCTCGCCAGATTTAGCTAAATGATCTAATTCGGTAGCAGCTTCTTTAGCGCCTTTTGTTTCAACGCCAATGATTAGCGTATTCATTTCAGCCATGATTATTAGTCTCTTTAGAATGCAATAAATCAAGCGATCTAATTGCATCTACCTCAAAAGTAGATAAGTTGCCATAGATAGCCATGTAATCTTTGATTTGAGTATAACTGATAACGCCACTGGAAGCATTCTTGAGAGACACGAAAAGAACCCACAAATAAGTGAGTTCATCACGCAAAGTAGGTTGCTCGTCTAGCTCTTTAGGGTTTCTACCTAAAGATTTTGCTATTTGATTTAGATTATCTAATCGGCTAACTTTAGAACCTTTATCATAGCCAGCAGCCCAAAAATGCCACTGACCAAAGGCTTCTAACTCTTCAATTAGCCCTTGATAAAATTTTTGCGGTCAGCTACAGCAGCATCTAACTGAGATGCAACATTAGGTGATTGATTATATAACTTAGCAGCAACCTTTGGGCTGAACTTAACATCTTTACCTTGATCTTGAAGACCTCTCCAAGATTTAGTCACCGATACAAGAAGATCAATCTCACCACCCTCTTCCTTATTAAGCAGCTTCCTGTGATAAGCCCTGACAGCCTCTCTGTACGCTTTAGAGTCCACACCCATTACGGTTACATAGAAATCAGTTTCTTTGCCGTCTAAGGGGCTTTTAATGCATATCTCTACGCCTTCGTTGTGCGCGTCAGCAGTGTATAACTGTTTTAAATCCATACTCTCTCTCCAGAGTTAATTAAGGGGCTTTTCAGCCCCTTTAGGTTTGTAGCTTTTATATTACTAGGGTTGGCGTGTAATTTTCAACTGGGTTAGTGCTGTAGAATCATAAAGAGCTACAAAATCCAATGAAATAGTTACTGCACCAGGGCCTGCTGCTTCTGGGTTACCAGAGTTGTACTTAATTTTAGGCATTAGGAAAATATAATCTTTTCCTGCTGAGTCAGTTAATGTGAACTGCAAAGAAGACTCTGTTTCGTTCACAAACTTGTTAAGCAGTGTAATGTCTTCAAAGTAAGCAGTTACGGAACCTGTCACAGTAGACTTACCGATAGATGGCTCAAGAGTCGTATCTTGACCAACAACGTATAGTGCTTCCATACCGTTATCAATACTTAGCTCTAGTCCAGTAACAATAGCAATAGAAGAACCGCCTTCAGTAATTGATCCAGTAAATGAGTCAAATGGTGCGGTAGTAGTTTCCGCATTGTAAGTCGATCCTGTTATAGCTGATCCGGTTGCCGCAAAGCCGCTACCAATCACGCCAAACGAGCCTGTAATCATTGAATTAGGTGCAACAGACAAAGACATTGTATTAATACTGCAACCAGTAGATCGCAAATACTTATTAATATCTTCATGGTGTCGCTCGATAGTAAAGCTTCTGCGAGTTGTACCTGCTTTAAGAATGTTAGTTGCCCAAGTTCCTGCTAAAGCAGCTTCAATAAAGTCATCAAATGTTCCGTAAGACAGCTCGACGTTTACATCACCAGAAACATTTTTGTTGCCGTGACGAAAGTGAGCGATCTGACGATCATCGCGCAATTCTTCTGATTCGATTGCATCTTTAGATAGACCCAAAGTTGTACCAGTGTGGCGCAAGTTTTGGAAGCCTGGGGTGCTTGGAGTAGTACCAAACGTAGATTCGGCTACATACGCCAAATTGTGTCGTGAACCTGTTGCTATAGTCATAATTTACCTCGGCGCTACATGAGCCATATAATTAATTGTTACTGAAGTGACGAATCTTTCTTCGTCAATAAATCCTGCGTTTCTTGATACATTACCAAGCCGAACATAAACACCATTGTACAACAAATCAGTACCACGTTTAAAATGGTCAGCAATAGCATCTAATTTCTTCTCTGAAGCTCCTCGGCCTTTACCTGCTGGAGCAAACACATCTATTTGGTATATACCTACATATTCATCTAAACCGCCATTACCTAAGCCTGCTTGAACTGTAGGGGCTGGTAAATGAGTCGGCCTTAGATATAATTTATTCTTGACTGGCTTAAAACCAATATTTTCCCAAGCTATAGGGGATCGGCCTGCAAGAGAGTCTAATCTCACATCTAATGCTGTACTAATATCTGAAAACACTGTACTCATTTGACTACCTTATTTATAGCCTTATCAATTGCTTGCTGAAAAGCCGCTACATTAACTCTTACCATTCCAGCGGGAGCCTGAGTAGAGTAAGCACCAAACTCAATTCTACCCGCATAAGGAAGATTGTTGGCCAAGTACAAATTTTGACCAGTTGAAGACTGAACTACTTTAGTTATACCGGCTATAGTGTTAGCACCGTTAGTATCTCGTATATCTAAAATAGACTTCTCTGGCGTAGACACGCTTGCTTGCCAGTTAGCTCTAAGCTTACCAGGCTTATAGTCTTTAGGGGCTTTACGCTCACCCGCAGGCTTCCATAACTCTGGCTTACCAACTGGAGTAGCTTTTACAACCCTACTAAACAAGTCAATAGCAGTTACTTGCACCACTTCCAATGCGTCACGATGTGATTTCTCTGCAAATTCTTTAAGGTCTAAGGTGAAGCTCATAGAACACATCCGTACCCGAAGGAGAAGTAGTATCAACCTGCATGACTCTGTAATTAATGCCGTCAAATAACAAATTATCGTCGATTAACGGCTCACCTAATCCTGCCTCAACTAACAGCTTAATGTCACCCACTTGGATAGACATTGTTGATTTCTCAAACTGCCCGTATTGCGATCTAACTGCTTTGAGCTTTAGCTCATTAGTTAAACCCGTATACAACGACCCTGACGTTGGATTATACCTTCTACCAACATCACGGGTAATAACAGCTTCAGCGCCAAAGTTTTTAATCAGGCCGGCAGCAGTTTTGCGTAATGTAGCGTAATCAAACACGGATCACCCTAGCAGTTTTAATAAGTAGCTTTTTCATCTTTGTCTCAGCCGCAGTAAGATATGTATCTGCTCTTGAGCTTGCCTTATATTCGACAGCAATGCTATCAACTTTTTCTTTTAGCGTTTCACGGCCTTGGTTAGCCAGTGGATTAACGCCGCCATCAATTGCTATACAAAGCTCCATCTCAGCCTCTTTCAGCAAGGTTGGGATATCGGCTGAATCGACATAATAGTTATCAACCTCAGCGCCGTATCGAGGCCATTGCAGAGCTTGTGCGATGCTTGTTTTAGTGCCAATAAACATCTTAGATTCTAAGTAATCCATCGCCTTCAATATCAAGACAGAAGATGTACCAGTTAATGTAATGCCGCGATCCGCAGCATAAGTGGCCAAGTCTGACGCGCTAACGTAAGAATTAGAATTAGTTAAACCTGCACCTGTTTCTACAACTATTGTTGCCATTTATACATCCTCAATCCAACCGTGAAAGGCTGCTTCTACTGTGCAAGTTTTATCGTGTGACACTTCAAATGCAACTACCGTCCCCTCAGAGAACTGCAAAGGCACAGGAAGTGTAAATAAAACTGAACTATCTTGGGTTGACATCGCGTTATACGGAATAAACAAAAACGGATCGTCAAATAATTTACTGTTGTACTGGCTTGCTACTAACGTAAATGTACATCTAGCATCAGCACTACCGCTAGACGAACCTACAGTAGTGTCAGCAACAAAAAGCCTTTTGCCCTTTGGAACCATTCTAGCACTAGATTTTTGTAACCTTTGATTAATCATAATTGTGGAACGAACAACACCAAAAGCCAAAGCGGTAATAATACCTTGAGCATGGCCCCTAGCAATACTGCCACTGCCTGCACCAAAAGTATAGACGTGCATTTCATTAATAAACCGGATATCTGTTGCGACACTTGTAACTAAAGACGCACCAGCCATGGTTATTATTTCGGATTGTTCTTCAAGTTCATTATCGAGATAGTGTATCTCAATAGACCTAATACCAATACCATTAGCAATGTCATTTCCGCTAGTGCTTCTAAAAGAGAACTGAGTCCCTGAAGTTAAAGGGTCTGGAAAACTAGCTTGTGTTGAAACAATTCTTTTTGAGCCAGCACCCTGTACAGATGCACTACCAAAAGATGAAAAGTACTTTGCACCCTGTACATTTCCACGCCCAATATCATTGTTTATATTATCAACAGGAAGGCGGTCTAATCTTGTCACCAATTCGTGAGAAGTATCACCTTTTTTAGATGTAGAAAGCCTGATACCTTGTGATGACATTGTTTAGCCTTTTAAGAGTTACTGCTTATATCACAATCCTAAAAAGCCACCCCCCGAAGGAGATGGCTATCTTTAGACTTAACCCAACAATAGAGCGGTATGCTCTGGCTTGATGTTTTTAACACCCCAAGCTAGACCAACTTCGTAACGTACTTTTCTGTAGCCTTTGTACATTGCAAATTCCATTGTAAGACCTGAACGTGGATCAGTGATCAGGATTACGTCTTCAGCCATGTCACCCTCTTCAGGACGGGCTGGAGCGCGAGCAGCTAGTACAAGTGCAGAGCGGTTAAACGCCATGTTACGAGCAGAAGCAGCAGTGATGGTGATTGCCTTGTCGCCAACAGCCTGAGCTTTCTGGATACCTGGAGCAGAGATAACGATAGTTGCGCCAGATACAGCAGCAGCACCAGTTTGTACAACATACTTCTCAGGGTCGCCAGCGAAGCTAATTACATCACCAGTAACAATAGTGCCAGTACCAGCAGCTTTAAGTGTGATGCTAGTTTGACCTACAGTAAGAGCAGCGTTCACTACAGCGTTTGCAGAAGTACCAGAAACTGAGTTCTGAATCTGAGCAGACTCACGAAGAGGCATACCCGCTAGATCAAGCAAAACGCCTTGACGAAGCATAG